CCGCCTTGTTTGCAAGGAGAGAGGTGTACACCGTGTTGTTGCGTCGCTTGATGGGTGGCGGATCCGCAATGTATGTTGCAGCAATGACGCGTCGCTTGAGGGAGGTCGTGTAGTCCTGTGCCGAGTTCACCTGCATACTTATCCTTTGTGTAGAATTTTCATTTACGAGCAGAGTGACGGATACACACAATGCGATTTGTTCTCGTTAGCACGCACATCGACCAGACGACGGGGTATTCAAAGGTGTCCGCCAACCTTCTCAAGCAGGTTGCGACGCTGTCGCCCAAGATCAAGACGTACCATTTTGGATTCCAGCGGCACCCGAGTCGCACTGGGACCCGCAAGGCGCCCGACGGGGTCGTGCAGTATGATGCGGCAGCAAACGAGGATCCGAAGGAGGAGGGGTTTGGATTCAACAAGATCCACGAGTATCTCGATATGGTCAACCCCGACGTCGTGATGATCTACAACGATCCCCTCATTGTCTACAAGTTCATCGAGGCAATGAAGATTGAGCCTGGCAAGGCGCCCTTCAAACTGTGGATCTACGTGGATCAGGTGTATGGCGGCATCGCCCAACCTCTCATTGACAAGATCAATCAGCACGCCGACCGAGTGTACTGCTTCACGGAGTCGTGGAAGAAGATGTATCTCAAGTACGGTGGACCGACCCCCGATCTTCGCATTCTCGGGCACGCAGTGGATCCTTCCATCTTCACGAGCATGAATGTGGAGGGGCGACAGTCGATTCGTACAAACATGAACATCCCGAAGGACGCGATTGTGTTCCTCAACGCAAATCGTAACAGTCAGCGAAAGCGACTTGACCTCTCGATCATGGGGTTCGTGCGTCTCCTCTCCCGCTATCCCGCGGCACCTTATTACATGGCAATGGCGACCAACATGAACCCGAACTCGGGGGCCTACTACGACCTGAATCGCATCTTCCAGCTGGAGCTCGACGATGCGGGCCTTGACAAGTTGGTCTATGCCAACCGCCTCATGCTGATCGACACTGCGCCTCCCAATGTCATCTCGGACGAGACGATCAACCAACTCTACAATGCGACGGACATTGGACTGAATACGTCGGACGGCGAGGGATATGGACTGTGCCAGCTTGAGCATCTGTATACGGGCGCACCCCAGATTGTCACGGACATTGGCGCCTACCGCTCCTTCCTTACCGAGGAGGAGACTGTGTTCGTGAAGCCTGGGGACCGAGTGTATTTTGCTGGCAACATGCCCCTTGGCGGATACGTTCCTAGTTTCAGTCCCGATGCGCTTGCGGATGCAATGTCGAGCATGGTTGCGACGCTGCCGCAGAAGCGTGCTGCCATCGTCGACTTCAACTTCAAGAGTTGGGCGTCTGTGTGCGACGGGTGGCTGGAGGATCTGGTTGCCGAGTCTAAGTGAGAATCCACCGAATCTGAGTCGAACTCGTCTTCATCCCCAGTCGTAGCAGGCGCTGGTTGTCCTCGAACGCCGGACCATCAAACACCTCGTTCGTGTCGGGATCAATCAGCAGCACCCGCTTCTGGATTGACACCTTTTGGAGACGGCGGTGTTTCCGAGTCATGTTGCGGAGGTAGGTCGCATCCACATCCTCATTCTTAATGTTCGGGCGAAACGCCAAATCCTCACCCGTCGTCGTGCTGTCGAATCGCATACAACTGAGCACGGGTGTCTCACGTCCATGCAACTTGCGATGAATCTCACAATCCACCGCTGCCTGTTTCAGCAGCAGTGCAATCTTCTTACTGATGCGTTCCTTTTCGTAAGCAATTTCGTAAAGGTACTCGTCCGTCGACAGGAACGCCTCCACCTCAGGCTCCTCATACTTCCGCATCGACGTGTCATTGCGCCGAATCGCCACGATGTTGGGGTAGTCTGCTGACTTCTGCTGGTCTTCCGTGAACACACTCACGTAAAAACTGATCTTCACCGTCCGTTCGGCAACGTCAAGTGCCGCATGGGAACAAATGCGGATTGCTCGTCCAATGACCTGGTCGTGCCGCGCGGGCGTCCAATGAGGTTCCATGATGTGGACGTGTCTCACATTTGCCAACGTGATTCCCTCGGCGCCGCTGGACGATGCCATCAGCACACATAGCAACTTCTTCCCCCGCCCTTCCACCGACGCTTTGAGGGAGGGAGGCATGGAGCTCTCGAACTTGTTGTTGAAGATCTGTCGCATGTACTCCCGCTGATCCTTGTTTTCCTCGCCTGTGAAGAACCCATACGCGGGTTTCTCACCGTCCATTGAAGGGTCCTCAATCCACTGCCCCGTGTCGTCCTTGATGATCTTGTAGGGCTGGAACCCATTGACGTCAAGAATGGCCGAGAACACCCCCAATCCTTCGAGGGAGCGGTACTGCGAGTAAACGAACTGGTTCTTCCACTCGGTCGAGTTCGTTGCCTTGATGTTCTGGATCATTTTCAGCATCTTGGGACTGTATGCCATCAGTCCATTCTCGGAAAGATAGCGCGTGGGATTCGCACGGAGTTTGTCAAGCACGTCGGACTTCTCGGGCACGGCATCTTCATTCACAAGTCCATCTTCCGTCACCATCCCCTTGCGGAGTTCTGAGGAGACCGCGTAATTGCATGCAAGTCGGGTGAGAACACGGAACGTCTGCTTGTCGTCATTCAATTCGGCGGGACCACGACCGCGACGACTGTCGATCTTCATCTCGATCCACCGGGCTTCAAGGTATCCCAGGAACTGCTCCTTCGACATCTCGATCTTCTCGAGCATGTGCTCGTCATCTACCCGCTTGGGAATCAGACGCTCATCGGCACCCTTGAAGTACGACACAAGACCCTGGATTCGGCGCTGGAAGAGGAGTGGGTTCTTGATGTTGAGTCCATCCAGGAACATCGCAGAGAACTCCGAGTAGTTCGAGGGCAGGCATTCGAGCTGCTCTGTCGACACTCGCTCTATTGCAAGTTCCCCTCCTCCAATCGCAGTTTCGAACTTGGACTTCCAACTCGACACCCAGTCGGACGCGACGGCGATGTAGTCCATCTCCTTCTTGAACTGAACTGCAATGCGATCCCCCTTCTCGTTGTAGACGCTGCGGAAGTTCGGGGGATTGCGGGTGACGAGGATGTACTTCTTGACGGCATTGAACTCGATCGTGTCGACATCGGGCAGAGCACGAAGGGCGGTCGTCATTCCCTCCTCGTCCCACGTCGGCGTTGTTTTGAACGGAATCGTGATGCGTTCAATGGGTCCGCGAAGCATGTTCATCAGCACCGCGATCTCGTTGGGGCGGTTGATGACGGGGGTGCCGGACAGCGCAACGACCTTGCACCGCTTGGCGTTGTAGATGGCAGTATACAGGCGCTTGCGGATCTCGGAGGGAGTGTCGCCACTGATGCTCGCCGTCAAGTTATGGACCTCGTCAATAATCACTACCGTGTCGTCGAAGGGGTTGGGGGCATTGTCGGGAACCAACTCCTTCACCGACGCGCCCGTCAATCCGTTGTAATTCAAAAACGTGAAGCGCTGATCAATAATGTCCTCGATCTGCTGCCCGATGAGTTTCTTTGCGTCCGCAGGTTGCGTCTCGTAGTTTGCTGGTGCGCTCGGGATGGTGGTGAAGAACTTCAATTTTTTATCCAAAAACTTGTCCGACAGACCGAGGTTCTTTGCCTCTCCCCGATTTTCGGGCGTGAGGGTGTGCAGGATCCAGTGCTGCTCGAATGCGTAGATGGGATCGCCGCACTTGCGCAACTCGCCGCGGTAGTTGATTTGGAGGGAGGCAGGGAGCATGACAAACACCTTCTTGGTCGACAGCAGCGACTCTGCCACTGCAATGGAGGTGCACGTCTTGCCCGACCCGAGTCCGTGGTACAGCAGAATGCCGCGATAGGGCGTCTCGACCAAAAGGTAGTCTCGAATGAGCGCCTGGTAGGGAAACAGTTCGCGGGCATTGGAGGACTGCTTGCGACACAGATCCACGTCCTTGTCCTCCGTGTCGAGCGGATCCTTGTCCTTCTGTCGGTATTTCAGGAAGATGCGAGTAATGGAATCCGCAAACGCCTTGCGGTTCGGAAGTGTATAGTTCATCCCTCTTAAACAAAAGTCCCGAAAACAATCCCGTCGGTAGAACAATGGACTTCGTCAACCGCAGGAATCATCGCATGTGGATGATCACCATCTATTTGTTCCTGATGGCAGGATTCCTGTACTTGAAACCGTCCGTCGCCTTTGGGCGGGAGGGGCGGATTCGTCCGTTTGGGACGACAGACAAGGAGGCAACTGTGTTTCCTCTTTGGTGGTGGGTGTTTGTGATTTCAGTGGTGTCGTACTGCCTCACGATCTACCTCGCACGGTTTCGGATTTAAGTGTATGGAATTCAGTAAACTCCAATGCCGGAACTACCTCCGCGTCTACCCAACGAGATGATTCAAAAATGGGTAGATGAGATCAAAAAAAGCGGGCAATTGGAACAGGAACTGACGCGTATGAAGGGAATTCTAGTGCTTCAGACCAAATCACCGCATCCGATCCCCGAGGTTCAATCAATTATCGTTGACAATGCGAATCGGATTTTTCGGTTGTTGATCATTGGGAAGAACTCACATAGTCTCGAATGTTTCAACGATACTTCGTAGATTGGTCAACATCTCCATCCGCTGCACGTGATGCGGACGCACCAATGTCTCACACTCCTCAAACGACTTCCACGCAATTGCCGAAATCTCTCGGCGCTGCATGGGTGTGAATCTCTGGGACAGATTGACTTGATCGGGTGATTTAAGAAGGGCGACGAAATACACGTGGCGATACTGGATGTCGTTGAGTCCCTTGAACGTCTCCTCCAACTTGATGTTTTTGAGCACGACGTAGGAATCACGGGGAATGTTCGTCTCCTCACTGAACTCCCGAATCGCACAGTCCAGGTCAGACTCCCCTCGAATGCGGCGCCCTTTTGGGAATCCCCACTCGGGTTCGGGGTAGGGGGATCTGTTTGCAGAAATCAGAGCGGATCGATTCAATTGACCGAACTTGTCCTGAGACCCCGGATAGTCGGGAGAGGAGGAGTCGCCATTCCACATCGTGCGCCACAAATCCTCAAACGACAGCAGTAGCAACCCTGCCTGCTCTTCCATCGTCATGTTCCCAATGAGACGCGCGACGTACTCTGTGTCCGTTGGATCATACTTCCCGCGCATGAACTCTGCGAAACTCAGACTGTCCTTCCGTCGAACCATCATCACACTTGACGACGGCGTTGCAATTGGGAGGTTTGCATTGTCGATGAGGATGAGTCCACAGGAGAGAACAGGATCGCGGCACGCCCGAAAGAGATGACCTTTTCCACCGCAGTTGTTGCAGTACATGGTTGTTGTTTGAAGTCGTTGAGACGGACTGGTCCGTTTTTCCATTGCCTCTTTAATAAAGTTCCTTTGTAAACGATAAAGAGATGTATGCCCCACAACCCCAATCAAGTGTGGTCTCCACCGTCGGGTCCGTCGGCAAGGCGATCGTTCTGATTGTCGGAATTGTGATTCTTGCACTTGCAGCCCTGTTCATCTACAACGCAGTTCGGGTGTCTCAGGGACTTCCGTCGAGCAACATGTTTGGACCTGCGGTCACGAGTGACCAGACCCCGACGGCGGTGAGCGGGCAGGACGACACTGTCGTTTCGGCTGGGAGTGTTCCGCTGACACAGGGGTCCGACTATGGCGTTCAGCTTTGGATGTACATCAAGGATTGGGACACGAACTTTGGCAAGGAGAAA